ATTCCTGCGTAAGTTTTGTTCGGTAGTTCGTAGAAGGTTTCTACCCATGTGCCGGGATATCGGTCTGGGTTTTCTTCTATGAATAGTCGAGTAACGACATGGACATCGGTGACAATGTTGTTGTCGTCTATTTGTGCAAAATATGTTCTTATGTTCATGACTTAAACCTGACATAGACGACGCCTGCCGCGCCTGATCCGCCAGCCGCTGCACAAGTACCGCCACCGCCTGCACCGTAATTTACGCCGTTGTTGCCTGTCCCCGATACTAAGCCTGCAACGCCACCTGTGCCTGCACCGCCGCCAGTAATACGGCCGCCACCGCCACCACCTGCGCTTGCGTAATATGCCGAACCAGTAATAAAGCCGCTGATGTCTGCACCGTTTCCGCCTGTGCCGCCTGTCGTTCCTATTGCGTTGCCACCTACACCGCCAGCACCACCACCGCCACCTGCTGCTGCGTCTGATGCGCCGACACCGCCGTTGTAGCCGTATGCGCTAATCGCTGCTCGACCACCGATGTTTGTGTTGTAACCTGAACCACCGCCGCAACCGCCACCTGCGCCTGTGCCACCTGATGGGCCGCCAGCGTTACGGAATGAACCGCCACCGCCACCTGCCGCATAAATAACTGTGCCGATAGATGATGGCAAGCCGTTTGCGCCTGTTGTATCTGCGCCGACTGCTGCGCCACCTGCGCCGACATCAACTGCGTATGTTGCGGCAGGCAAATAAAGCGTCTGGGTTGTTAAACCGATAATCGCACCGCCACCGCCACCGCCGCTTTCAACAGAACCAGTACTTGAATAACCGCCAGATGCACCACCACCAACGAGCAACACATCAAACAAACCTGATTTAGATACAACCAAGTTTGTGTCGCTTGTAAAAGTTAAAAGCGTGTAAGCAATTCCGCCGACCGTGATGCTTGATGATGAGCCACCTGTTGCGGCGCCGTAACCGACACCGCCACTGCTAAAAAAAGTAGCAGCACTAGCACTAGTGAAGAGAAGCGTGCCACCCCCATATTGTGCCAATGCTAAAGATCCCGATGTCGTGACTGTTGCTGTTCCGGCGGTAATCGTACATATACCTCCACCTGCGTTATAAATAAAAACGGACTGTCCAGCTGTGAAGACTGATGCATTGACCGTGATTGTTGTCGCTGATGCGGAAGTCATTTGTACTCGATCGCCAGCGTCTCCAGCAACCAGAGTATGACTTGCTGTTTTTGCGTTTATAGGCAATTCAGTTATTGCGTTAAGTTGCGCGGCTGTTAGCACAGCCCCAGCGACAAATGGGAATGGCGTAGTCATATTTCTATCCTAAGACATTTTCTTCGTCAAGTGTGCCATACACAAGGTCGTCCAAGATGAGCTCGTAGACGATTGTGGTTGGCGAGGTGAAGTAGGTAACTGCGTGTCCAGCCGACAAAGTAAGCCGATGCTCAAGTCCTTCAATCGTCAGATTTTGTGCAAACTGGGTTGGGCCTGCCGAAGTTGTAATTGACTTTTGGATATTGATTAAGTCGCCGACATCAAGGAGCGCCAAAGTGTCTTGGTCTAGTGCAGGTGTGCCGGGGAACTCGGTGCCAAGGAAGTTAAAGCGTGCTTCAGGGTCTGGACTAATCAGGTATTCGGCAAGTGTGAGAGCTGCGGCGTCATTGTGCAAAAGCGAGTCTGTGATCGACTGGGTCTGCACAAGGTAAGCGGCTTGACTGACAAGGTCTTCGGCGACTTCTGGCGATGTTGCTCCAGCGTGCTGAATAGATGCACGATTGACCACTGTGTCCGCTTGAAAAGAGATGTCTATAGCCGAGTAGCCGATCTGCGTACCGTCATCGTGGAAGTCGGCAACAGGGACGCCTAGCGTCGTACCAATGCGCTTCTGGAAGGTCATCGTGCCTTCTCGATCTACAAAGATTCTGCCCTGCTCGGCTTCATTGATTTTGTTGGCGTAACCTGCGACCGATGTGCCGTTTGGGACTGTGTAGGCAGCTGCGCCGCCAAGGGTCGCCACGCCTGTCTCAATGCTCCGTGTGCCCGTATAAGCGACTTCTGGTAGATCCAGCAGGTCATCAAAACGCTCGCTTGACAGCTGCTCTGTGACATTCCATTCGGCAAGAAAAGTCTGCCCCAACTGATAGGAGAAGTCCGCGCAATTTACCGTCACTGTGTCCAATCCGCCGAGCGTAAAGGTGTAGTCATAATTGACAATGTAGCCAACCCACAAAAGTTCTTTGACATTGGTTGAGCTGTACCGTGAGAAGCGAACTTTGCGAAGCGGTGCAAGTCCAGGCTGATTATTGTTTGGGTCGTAATACGGAGAAGTTGTGTCGAATGGGTTGAACACTCCGTCGGCGTAAGTGTCGTTTAATGTAAAGCTCATTGTGCCATAAGCAAATTGGTCGCCTGTGTTGGCGCGTCCACGCTTTGCTGTTAAGCCAATCGTGCCGTCCATAACTGTTGCGTACTGGTCGGTTCCGTCTAAGACATAGTCGGTACTGTCAAGAGTTCCTTTTGGGTCGTCGTCAAGTGTAAAGGCGTTCCAGTTGTACCCTGTGTCGATCTCAAGGTCGTAGTTACCTGACCCGATTACCGCTACGCCAGCCATCAGGCGACCGCTATGTTCGCAGGGCCATTCTGCCTATTAAACGCTCTGATCGCGTTCACGACAGCTGTGCCGATCTCCGCGCTCGAGCCAAGACCGCCTGTGATGTTGATCGTGTAGTTGCCCATTCCGCCGCCGCGCCCAGATAGTGGGATGACCGCTTCAGGGCCGCGCTCGCCGATCATTGCAAGCGTTGGCCCTGTCACGATCCCGCCTTCTGCAAGGTAAGGAATGTTAGGTACGGAGAAGCCTTTGCCACCAATACCGGGCACCCACGAAGGGATGCCAAAAGACAGTTTGCCGACAGTGTTATTCCATAGTTTTGCGATGCCATTAAAGAGCGATTTGTAGATGTTGAAGATCGCTGTGAAGTAAGTAGTTAGTCCGTCAAAGACCGCTTTACCGCCTGCAAGCATCGCATCAAATACAGTGTCCACGATCTTGCGGACAGTCTCAAACTTGAAATAGAGCGCGGTCAAGATCGCTATAAACGCGACGATTGCCAAGATAACAAGTGTGACAGGGTTAGCCAGTAAGAGCGCGTTAAACACTGCTACAACGCCGTTGACGATCATCTGTGCAGCTGCATAAACTTTCATAGCGGCATTAAGAGCCAAGATCGTCACTGCAATTCCGCCGATAGCGCCTGCAACGATCAGGAAGACCTTTGTGTTTTTTTGTGCCCATGCGCCAAAGGCGATCAGGTACGGTAGGAGCGCCTCGACTACTGGGATCAGTGCTGCACCAATTGATTCTTTGGTCTCTGCTAATGCGATCCCTAGACGCTTCATTCCGCCTTCGGCAGTGGCGGCAGCTGCGGCAGAAGCACCACCGAAAGATCCGCCTAACACATTCATTACATCTTCTAAAGATGCACCGTCTTTAATCATCGCTTTAATTTCTGGACTTAGCGCGGCAAGTCCTTTCATGTTTCCGCCGTAAGCCTTGGCAAGAGCATCGGAAACGGTCGCTAGGTCTTTGCCTGATCCTGCGGAGATGTCTTGTGCAAGTGCTAGCGCTTTGTTGGCTTCCTCGATGTCTTTAGTTCCGCGTACAAGTGATGCCAGTGCCGGGCGAAGTTCAGAGTCCGCTACGCCTGACGCGAGACTCATCTTTGTGATCATGTCTTCTTGTGATGCGATCTGTGCGTCGGTTGCGCCAGTGACATTCTGTAGCGCAAGCGCAAGTTGTACTTGCTCGGCTTGGTCTTCCATTGCCGCCTTGGTAGCGCCTACTAGGGCAAGCCCTAATCCTGCGACCGCTGCGGCTGCTGGGACTGCTGACTTCTTAATCGCGTACTGTGCTTTAGCTGACGCGCCCTCAAGCTTCTGGAATTCTTTAATCGCCTTCTGCGTGCCTTTGGCATTGAACTCGGTGATAATTGGAAGGATTACAGCCATGACTATTGTGCTTTCAAATTCTGTCCG